TTTGTGGCGATATGAGCAAGCAACTTTCAATCAGCAGTGTTTCGGCTCCAGGCTTTCTGGGGTTGAATACACAAGACCCATCGCTAGAAATATCGAATGGGTTTGCTGGCATTGCCAACAATTGCGTCATCGACAAGTTTGGTCGGGTCGGGTCGCGGCAGGGTTACGTCAAACTTAACACCAGCAGCGGCACATTAGGCGCAAACATTGTCACAGTCATTCACGAATTGATTGAGGTTGCCGGTACATTAACTGTCCTGTTTTTTGGCAATAACAGGTTTTTTAAGCTAGGCACATCTGTTGCTGGCGCAAACGCCGAGTTCAACATTGCTGAGTATGGTGCAAACGGTGTTCCTCTAGCCGAGTACACGCAAGGCGTGGCAAACGTGGGCAACTTGTTTGAGTTGACTTACGGAGGTGGTGGTACTGCACCTTTGTTTACAGCAGGAAACTGGCAAGCCGCAAGTTTAAGCGGAATCACTTTCTTTTTCCAAACAGGCAATGATCCCATAATTTATGACCCAACGGTGTCTACCACGACTTATCGCAGGGTATCTGAGAAAACAGGCTATGTCGGCACAGTGCCAAAGGCCAATGTTGCCATCTCTGCGTATGGTCGCATTTGGGCAGCTAACACGCAAACCAATAATGCAACCGTATTTTTTAGTGACTTGTTATCAGGCCATGTGTGGTCTACCGGAAGCGCAGGATCGCTAAATGTTTCCAGCGTATGGCCGAATGGCTCAGATGAGATTACGGGTCTAGCAGCCCACAATGGATTTCTATTTATTTTTGGCAAGCGACAGATTCTGATTTACGCTAACGCCACTTCGCCTTCAAGCATGACCTTGAGCGACACTATCTCAAGCCTTGGTTGCATTGCTAGGGACTCCATCCAGAACACAGGCAAGGACATGGTGTTCTTGAGTAACAGCGGATTAAGGTCTGTGCTGCGTACAGTGCAAGAGAAGTCATCTCCGCTAGGTGATTTTTCTAAAAACATACGCAATGATTTTCAGCAAGTTATAACGAGTGAGTCGCTGTCTGAAGTCACTTCTGTTTATTCTGAAAAAGAAGGATTTTACTTACTGTCATGCCCATCGTCCGACAAAGTTTTTTGCTTTGACACCAAGGCAGTTTTGGAAGACGGATCGTACAGAGTCACGACTTGGGACAGTCTGTTGCCTACAAGTTTTTGCTCACGGCGAAACGGTGACTTGCTAATTGGTCAAGAAGGTTTTGTAACTAAGTACTCAGGCTATCAAGATGACACCAGTGCGTATCGCATGGAGTACTACACAAACAACGCAGATATTGGTAAAGACGGCCTGACTTCTATCATCAAAAAGATCAAGATAACGGTGGTTGGGGGTAGCAATCAGCCCGTGTCGGTCTTCTGGGCGTATGACTTTACAGCCAGCTACCAATCCGAAACGGTGGCGATACCAGCGCAATCTGTCTCTGAGTATGGAATTGCAGAATATGGCGCAAACGCAACTGTAGTAGCACAATACGCTACTGGCATAACTTTGCAAGAATTGACTGCATACGGCAACGGCGCGGGTAAAATTGTGCAAACAGGGTTTGAGGTTGATATAAATGGCTTCCCCATTAGCTTTCAGAAGATAGAAATTCAAGCCAAAACAGGCAAACTTACTTAAAGGTCTACCATGAGCAATTACACCAAAACAGTTAACTTTGCAACTAAAGACGCGCTGACCACTGGCGATGCTAACAAGATTGTCAAAGGCACTGAGATTGACACCGAGTACAACAACATTTCCACAGCAATTGCAACTAAAGCGGATTTGGTCAGCCCTTCTTTGGTGACGCCTGCTTTGGGAACTCCATCTGCCGGTGTTGTAACTAACTTAACGGGCACAGCCTCAATCAACATCAATGGCACTGTTGGCGCGACAACAGCCGCTACTGGCGCATTTACAACTGCAACAGTCTCCACCGCTTGTCGGATAAACGCAACGGCTGCTGTTACTGCAAATGGAGAAAGGCTGACAATACTTTTTGACCCTGCTACCGACCAAGGGATAACACTTAAATCAACTACGACAACTTTTACTGGCAATCCAATTGTTTTTATTAATTCTTCTAACGCCGTTTCTGGGTCTATTTATCAGCAGACAAGTTCTATTGCATACCTGACTACGTCAGATTACCGCGCAAAAAACACAATTACACCAATGACGGGTGCGCTTTCTAAGGTAGCTCTACTCAAGCCTTGCACATACAAGTGGAACGCTGACGGCTCAGACAGTCAAGGCTTTATCGCGCACGAATTGCAAGAGGTAATTAAAGAGTGCGTCGTCGGTGAGAAAGACGCAACTAATGCAGATGGATCACCAAAGTTTCAAGGTGTTGACACCAGCTTTTTGGTAGCCACACTAACAGCAGCAATTCAGGAACTTAAAGCACTGGTTGATGCACAAGCAGCACGGATTACCGCACTAGAGACACCATGATTACGCATCACTTCAGCGATGGGTTGTATGCCAAACAAGCCGCATTTGCGGCTGGTACAGCTATCCTGAAGCATACGCATGACTTCAGCCATCTTTCGATTCTTGCCGTGGGCAAGGTTGCGGTGATGAAGGATGATGGTGTTGAGATAATTGAAGCGCCAGCTTGCATCGAAATTAAGGCAGGCTTGGCGCACGGCGTCAAAGCCGTCACAGATTGTGTTTGGTTTTGTATTCACGCCACTGACGAAAAAGACCCGTCAAAAGTGGACGAAATTTTGATCGGAGTTTAATATGCCATTCATTGCCGCTGCCGGATCGCTTCTTGGTGGATATTTGCAAGGTGAGTCCGCTAAAGATGCAGCAAGGGCGCAAGCTGGGGGACAAACTGAGGCTGCACGAATTGCGGCTGAAGAATCACGTTTTCGTCCTATCGGAATTACAACCCGTTTTGGTCAGTCTAATTTTCAGTATGGTATTCCTGGTTTTCCAGCACCGGTTGCAACTGACTTTTCAACGCCTCAAGAATTTGCGGAAGCACAAAGCAATTATCAAACGCGATTGCAAAGTGAAGGCCGTGTTATTGGCGCTGGCTACACGCTAGACCCTGAGCTAAAAGCCTACCAAGACCGATTCCTAAAGTTAGCTGGTGGCGGTTTAACCTCAGCAGAGCAAGCCCAAAAGCAGTTTGCTCCCTTGCAACAAGGCGCCCAAGGTCTGTTTAGTCTTGGTCAGCAGTACTTAGCTCAATCACCTCAACAAGCCGCCCAGCAGTACATATCAGGGCAGCAGAACTTGCTAGCCCCAAGCCGTGAGCGTGAGATGGCGCAACTGCAAAACAGGTTGTTCCAGACAGGCCGTGGTGGTTTGGCTGTTGGCGCTACTACTACACGCCCAGACGGTGGTGCTGGTCTTGGCGCAGCTAGTCCAGAGTTGGAAGCCTACTACAACGCCATTGCCCAGCAAGATGCACAACTGGCGGCTGGAGCGCAACAAGCAGGCATGGATCAGGCGCGTTTTGGTGCTGGGTTGTTGGGCACTGCTGGCAATCTGCTTACACAAGGTTATGGCGGTCAGGCCGCAGCGCTTGACCCATACCGCGCATATTTGCAAGGGGCTACTGGCCTTGAGACGCTTGGTCAAGACCCGCTAAACATAGGCTCATCATTGGGTGGGCGTATTGCTAATCCTACGGGTAGCGAAGCATTGTTGCGCGGTGGTATGGCTGCGGCAACTTCTAATTTCGCCGCCAACTCCTACAATCCGTTTGCCGAAGCCTTGACCTCGGCTAGTCGCAACCCAACGTTGACAAACGCTGCTAGTCGAATGTTTGGCGGTGGCAGTGGTAGTGCAAATACAGGTTTTGGCAACAATGATCCATACGCCAATGTTCGGACATCCAACTTTATATAACATTTACGGACGTTAAGGATTAAAACATGGCAACCGACATCGTTAACGCCTTATTTGGCGTCACTCCAGAGTCATACCAGCAAGCGCAGCAAGACAGAGCTGATGCTCAAGCGTTGCAATTTGCCCGACTCAGCCCGTTTGAAAAGGCTAGCGTTGGCATAGGGCGCGGGGCTTACGGCTTGGCTGGTGCTATCGGCGGCGCGTTGGGTGGGCAAGACCCTGAGTTGCAGCGCATCACAATGCGCCAGCAGATTGCTGGGCAGATCGACTATAACGACGAAGCGTCTATGCAAAAAGCCATTGCCGCACTATCCCAAGCAGGGGATACACAAGGCGCAATGCAGTTGCAACAAATATATCTCAGTCAAGCAAAAACGCGCGCCGAAACCTCTAAAGCGCAGCGCGAACGTCAAGGTGCTGACCCATTTGAGCAACTTGTTCGTATAGGAAAGTACACGCCAGCAAGTTTGGCTACATATCGCCAAAGCGGCGATGTTAGTCAGCTAGAGTTGTTGGAAAAAACTAAAGATGACGTTGTTGTTGTTGGCAATGCTTTGGTCTCTAAATCAACTGGGCAGCTAATTTATGAAGGCTCAAAACCTGATAAGTTTTCGGCTTTTGCACAAGAGCTTATTGACGCCGGTTTAACACCAGGCACGGAACCGTTCCAAAAACGGATGCTTGAATACGTTGCTAAAAAAACAGAGGGCGCGGGAAAAGGCACGGGCAACGTCTTAATTGGCGGCATAAGCATTGATACTGGCGCGGCAGCTAAAAAAGCTGGCGAAATAATTGGTACAAATGTAGCTAATGTTGAACAACAATTCTCATTACAAACTGCGTATAAAGATGCTCTTACGATATTGAATCAAGGAATCTACGGCGGCGCGTATGGGCCAGAAAGACAGTTTTTAGCTAAATTTGTTGGTGTAGGCGACCCTAAAAAGGTAGAAAACACCGAAGTGTTCTTGGCTAATGTTGGCGAGATTGTCATCCCTAGACTGGTACAGTTTGGCGGCAACGACTCTAACGAAGAACTTAAATATCTGCAAAAAGTGGTTGCAGGCGATCAGCGTCTTGAGCCAGAGGCCATAAAGCGCATTCTTATTAGCGCCGAAAAGAAAGTTCAAAACAACCTTAAACGCTTGAGTCTACAAACGCAGGCGGCTGAAGGCGGGGCTAAGTTATCAATTAGCCCTGTCGCCCCTTCTACCCCTACGCCCACAAAACGGTTAAACCCACAAACGGGCAAAATCGAGACTATAAAAGGGGATTGATATGGCTATCTATGTTCAGGTTGGAAAAGATGTAATTGAGTTTCCAGATGGAATGTCTGATGCTCAGATAGAACAAGCCATTTCTGCAAGTTCTCCGCAAGTCACCCCGCCTTCTTCGGGATTTATGATGGGCCTTAAAGACCCCATAACGGGCGGCGCACAACTGTTGCCCCGTGCATTAGCAGGAGTAACAAGTTTGGGCGGCATTGCCCCTAATCCTGTTAGCCAGTTTTTCTTTGAAGAGGCTAAACGAGTTGACGAAATGGCGCGGATGGAAGAACAGGCGTATCAAACGCAGCGCCAAGCGCAGGGTGGGTCGGGCTTTGACCCAGCGCGTCTGGCAGGCAACATCTTAAACCCAGCCAGCATCGTTCCAGCTGCGCGAGTTGGGCAATTGGCGCGTGCTAGGGGTGTGAACACTATAGGTCAAGCCGCAGGGGCGGGTGCTGTTGGCGGTGCAATGCAACCTGCTGTTGGAGAAGGAACTTTTGGTGAGCAAAAGACAGAACAAGTTGTTCAAGGAGCAGTCGCTGGCCCGATTGGCGAAAAGGTAGTTGGCGGCGTAGGCCGCGTGTTAAATCCTTTGGTTTCTAAAGCCGAGAAGACCATGCGCGATCTTGGCATTACGCCAACAACCGGTCAAACAATGGGTGGTCAGTTTAAGACACTTGAAGAATTCGCACAAAACCTGCCTTTAATTGGGTCAAGCATTGAAAACGCTCGCCAGCGCGTGCTATTTGATTTTAACAAAGGCGTTATCAACAAAGCATTGGGTAAAGTAGATGATAAGTTACCGGCCAATGTAATTGGTCGAGATGCGATTTCTTACGCTTCTGATCAGGTGGGCGCTCAATATGATGATGTGCTGTCTAAAATGTCTTTTGATCTAGATTTTAAGACAACTAGCGATATTCTTGGTTCTTTAAGCAAAGCCAAAGGGTTGGATGCCAACCAAAGACAAAAAGTTACTGAAACTTTAAACGACATTGTGTTTGGAAAGTTTGCCGGTCAAAAGATTGATGGGCAAACATACAAGGGTCTTGAGTCTGATTTACGCAAAAAAGCAGGAAATTACGTCAATAGTGCAACCGCCTCAGAAAGAGAAATTGGTGATGCTTTAACAGATGTATTGGGTGTTCTGAAAAAGGAACTGTACTCGCAAAACCCGAAGCAGACGTCAAAGCTGAGGCGTATTGACAGCGCATACGGCGACTTGGCAGTAATTAACGTAGCTGCTGCAAATTCCGGCGCAAGTAGCGGCGTGTTTACCCCCAAACAATTTTCTACTGCTGTGCGTCAGCAAGATCAAACTCGGCGCAAGACATCGTTTGCCAAAGGCCTTGCAAGAGGTCAAGAAATATCTGATGCGGCTGTAGAAGTGTTAGGCGACCCAACAAACGCAAGCACTTTAGGCCGTGTTGCAGCTTCAGTTGGCGGCGGTTTTGGGCTACTTTCGCAACCTCAAATTGCTATTCCTGCAATGGTTGCAGTGCCAGGCGCATATAGTCCAGGGGGTCAAGCTATTATTGATGCCATACTGCGCTCACGTCCTGAACTAGCTAAACAATTGGGCGGCATGTTGTCGCAACAGTCCGCGCCAATAGGTAGCGTTATCGCGCCTAGCGCCCTCGGCCAATACAACCGATCTGAGCGCACACGTTAAGGAGTAAAGCATGGACTGGCTCAAACAAATCGCACCCACGATAGCCACGGCAATGGGTGGCCCACTGGCTGGCATGGCTGTGTCTGCCATCTCCAAGGCCATCGGCGTTGATCCCGACAAGGTGGGCGACCTGATCTCCAACAACAAGCTGTCAGCAGAGCAAATTGCTCAAGTCAAGATTGCTGAGATTGAGTTGCAGAAACAGGCGCAGGAACTTGGCTTAAACTTTGAAAAGCTAGAGGTCGAGGACAGGAAGTCTGCACGGGAGATGCAAGCCACCACCCGCAGCCTGATGCCACCAATTCTTGCTGCCACGGTTACAGTGGGCTTTTTTGGCATTATGGTGATGATGTTTATTGGCAAAGTAGATAGCAGCAACCCTGCCATTTTGATGATGCTGGGGTCGCTCGGCACGGCTTGGACAGGAATAATTGCTTATTATTTTGGATCATCCGCTGGCTCACAAGCCAAGACCGATTTACTTTCTAAGGCAGGGCCAGTGAAATGAAAGAAAACTTTGACGAAGCATTGCGGCAAGTCCTCCACCACGAAGGAGGCTATGTAAACCATCCAAAAGACCCTGGCGGTCGCACTAATTTAGGAGTGACCCAGCGCGTCTGGGAGGAGTGGGTCGGGCATGATGTTGATGAACAAACCATGCGAAATCTGACTCCCGATGTTGTTGGCCCAATGTATAAGGCTAAATATTGGGACAAGATCAAAGGCGATGACTTGCCTGACGGCGTTGACTACATCGTGTTTGATGCTGCTGTCAACAGTGGCCCCAGCAGAGCCGCTAAATGGCTTCAGGCGGCTGTTGGCGCTGCGGTTGATGGGTCTATAGGTGCTGGCACTTTAAAGGCCGTAGCAGACTTTCCCGCCAGTGATCTGATCCATGCGTATCAGTCCAAGCGGCTGGAGTTTTTGCAGAACTTGCCAACATGGGAGACCTTTGGCAAGGGCTGGGGTCGGCGCGTGGCTGAGGTTAGCTTGACTGCTCAGACTTTCGCATAAGCGCTCGGTAAGCCTCAATCGCGTCTTTGACATCGCGTTGAAGCTGCTCAATCCTTTCGTTCTGCTCAACCATCTTGTTGTTCGCTTCATCGGCGAACTGGGCTAGGTTTTCTTGCGTCCAAGTTTTAAAGTTTGACATTTCGTATCTTTAATAATCTGCTGATTACAGTGTGGCTGACATTGAAGCGCCGTGCTATTTCTTTCTGGTTCACGCCAGCATCGTGCAAAGTATAGACACGGCTGGCTGAGATGTCCTTGGGCGGTCTGCCAGCACCGGCTCTCTTGCCGCCGTGGGTCATGGTGATGTCTCTCCATCAGTCACGCATTTGCCGTCCGCGTTTGACGCACTTACCGCACCATGAGGAAATCCGTAAGAAGCCTCGGGTGCGGCTGCAATTTCTATTAGTTTGTCATACAACGCATCTTGGTTTTGTTTCCACTGCGGCGCTACAGTCGGGTCGTAGGACATGTACTG